TACGAATCTATCTACCACATTGGCAACCGCTTCCACAGCTTCCTTCGCACCCCCGGTAAATAGTTTTGTTATTGGATTTTTCATAATCAGCTACCACACGTCTCACACTCTGGATTATCAATGGAGCATTGAGCGTTATTGTTTTTCTCGTCATTAGTCATTTCGTCTACGAAGTCAGCGAATGTATCGCTTACATCAAAATCATTTTTCATTTAGTAGGTCCAGATTACATCTTCAGCCTTACTAGGGTCATCATCAACGTGTATAAAGTTCTTTGCTACACCGATGCGATTAAACCCTACTTGGAGAAGAGCATTAATAATTAGATATTTTTGTGTCGATGTGGGTGCGTAGATATCAACAGCGTGTCCATTGGTATGACTGCTTCCTTTTACTCCACCTACCTTTGCGTTGTGAGCCGGGCTTCTGTATCCGCTAGTTATCTTAAAACCAACTGCCGCAATCTTTCTTGCTTGTGCTAATTTGTTCAAGAATTCAACACTCATTTGCTCGTAGCTTCCCACTTGGTCGGGGGAATCAAACTCACTGTATTCAAAGTATAAGTGAAAGTCACTGTTTAGATTCTTCATCATCTTCTATTTTTTCGTCCCAATAAATAAACACCCAATCGGTCTTATAATTTACATTATTCATTGACCAGCTTTCTATAAGATAGCTCTGCAATAAAAGCCGTATAGATTGCATATAAGGGGTTTTCTCCTAGGTAAGCATAAAGCAGTAGGCTTGACCAAAAGGAAAGGCACAGAACGCAGTTAAATGGCTTAAAAGGTAATATCTTTTCCATAACAAACCCATAAGGCTCAAATATAAATAAAAATGCAAACATCAGCCCAACTGAACTGATAAGCAACCAACTGTTATAAATCTCAATCATAATCTTTCGCTTAAATAATCGTCTCTAACGTACTTTATTAATTTCTTTACTTTGTCTCCGTCTTCTACAATGTAAATGTATCCCTTATTTTTTTGTCCATAGACATCCTTCCACTTTAATCCTGTGATTTTATTATACATTGTGGAATAAATCATCGTAATGATTAGATTGGCAGCACTACGATCCTCTTCATAGTAGCCTAGGAACTTTTCACATACACGCATAACCGCATCGTCAACAAGACCTTGACGCAGTTCCTTATTTCCGTGTGTAATGAATGAGTAGCTTACAATCTCCTCTGCTCTACGGAGTATAAACTTTCCAAGGGCATTAGTTATTGCACCCTGTTCTACAGATTTCTTAGCCTCTAGCTCAATTTTTTCTTTGTCGTACCTCTTCTTCAATTTGGTCTACTATTCTGACAATGTCAAATAGGTAATCTGAAAGCTCTGAGGGTTTGATGTCGAGTTCATAGCCCAGGCGTACCAAGGTGATTTTGTTCTCGTCAAGTACCAATCTTCTAATGGTCTCATATAAACTTATTATAAAGTCAGCTTCAGAGTCTGTTATTTCATTGTATGGTTCATCAATTTTCATAAGGCCTAATAGACATTGCTTTATTAGGATCAAGTTCAGCTATCTTATCTATGAGTTCGTTCTCAGTTTTGTATGCTCTAGCAACTTCCTCTGGTGTAGATTCTGATCCTATGTTTGTAAATAGTACAGCCATCTCGTGAAGCAGTTCATCAACTTGTAGCTTAATTAACTTACAAGTTCTATAGTTCTTCTGATTCATCATATGTTAAATTTTTACAATATATTTTACAGATGTATTGGTTCTTGTCAAGATTTTCATCAAACGTTAACGTAACCTTCTTGTAATACTTTGGGTTATCATCCGGTATAATACCTTCAGAAACAAGTGTATCCGCAAGGAACTTTGAAACAAGAATACCATTGTCAATATCAAGACGAGAATTATACGATATATGGAATTCAATCCCTTCACAAGTAAAGCGATCGTACTTTGCCAAAGCTTCAAGGCAGTGCTTCTTATAGTCATCTTTAAACTTTTTTCTCTTAGCCCAGTGACCACCTGCATATATCTTATTGAGGCTAGGTGGCTTAGGTAGGTTTAATTCTATCTTGGTAAAGTCTTCCATCACTCGTAGAATTTAGCATCTTTTATATGCAAATACCCCACCACTTTATCTACGAATTGTCGCTGATTAAAATGTGAGGTTTTAGGCATACCCCTAGTCTCCCAAATAGGTTCGGGTAGATTAGCAAGGTTAAAGGCATAAATGCCCTGTGGTGTTTGTGAAATGTAGATAGGTACAGTAAGAAATTTCTGTGCCCTTTGTAGTAGTTTATCGTACTTTGCTTTCTCTATTAGAAGCTCATCGTAGTGTTTGTTCCTACACTTAAGTTCTATATCGCATTCGTACTTTAAAGAGAAACAATCGTAGTGATTGTATTGACCTTCAGACCATTCTAGGTCTTGGATGTAGTTATCCTTTAGATGTTGAAAAAGCTTATCTTCATTCTTTTTCCAGCCCATTACTCTTCTCTTAGAGCAATCTTTAGTAGGATCAGGTATCCTATCAAATCTTGTACAGTATCTTCTGTAGCATCGGTGATTCCCTTGCTCTTGATACGCATAAGCTTATCATCTATTCTAGCACAGAGGCTTGTTACGGCATCTCCCTTCGAGAAGATACCTACGGGGTTAAGGGCTGAGTCCCCGTAGGCAGCATTCTTCTCTAGGAGCAAGTTTGTAACTTCTTGAGAAACTTCGATTATTAAATCTCTTGTTTTCATATTACAAAGTTAGTCATCGTGGTCTAATAAATCAACATCCATCTTATAAATCTTATTAACATTATCCTTCTCTATGTATAACCTACCGTTAGATGGATTGAAGAATATGTATCCAAAGCCCTGGTCAATGCCTGTATAATCGGATATATCGACCTTGTACATATAGTTGTTTATTGAGATACTTCCGTTCTCGTGAACCTCTATCTTCTTAGCAGAGGGAACATTGAACTTTAAATACGCTCGTATTACTTCAGCGAAAGCCTTCCTTCTATCACGAATTAGGCTGTGAATAGGCGAATTGCTTTTTACCTTTTTTGTCGTACTCATAATATCTGTTTGTTAGTTTATCGAAATACATAGTAACCTTACCTAGCTTACCTACAATCTTTGGCTTGGCTTTCACCACTGTAATCTCCACTTGATTAGGTTCGTAGGGCACACCATTGCCATCCTCTAGACCGAACGGACATCTCCATACATTGATTATCATCATCCCCTTTCTGGACCACTGCATTCCCCCGGCTATGTCATTCATAGTAGGTTTGTCTACATAGGCTACGCCATTCTTATATTTAGCTTGTTGGTGCTTTGTGTGTACAGTAACAATGGTATGGTAGTTTTTATCACTAGAATGCTTACGCACCTTAGTGAGCACTTGACCAATAGCAATGTCATCTCTAACACCTTGACTTACATCAGTTCTAATCTCTGTAAATGGATCGATGAAGCAGCCATCAATCTCTACGAAGTGTTCATCTTCTATCTGTTCTACAGCTGTATAGAAACCTTCTATGGATAAATCTTGAAGACCACTGTCTACGATATAGAAGTGTGCGTTTATAAATTCAAATGCTTTCTCTGTCTCTTCATCTGTTGCTGTCATTGTATCATTAACTAGGAATGGCTTCCTTAGATACACCCATAATAGTTCAGCAAAGACCTCCGTTGGTGAGCCTGTCTCTGGCGAGTACACTGCCCATTTCCAACCACTATATTCTGATAGGTTCATCATCAGTTCAAATCCAAACTGCGACTTACCTTGATGTGCTCCCGCATAGATATATGTGGTGCTACCTTTCTTCATAGAGTATTTATCAAACAAGGAATCAAACCCTGTCCATTGTCCTTTCTTTACTCCATCTTTTCTCAGCGAGGTCAAATTGCCCTTAACCTCATTTGCTGTGTATACAAACTTGCTTATACTCATTGTTATTCTTCTTTATAGTGAAACGATTCTCCTAGTTCTTTTATCTCATATATTTTAACGACACCAAAGTTACTTATCTTAGAGCCTGTCAGTCCATTCCTAGCCATAATTTCTATGATAAACTGTGGATCGTTATTCATCATCTCTAGCGTTACGGCACGAGACACGAACTCCACATCCTTATAGTGATTGGTATAGCTACTCCCTCTGTTCTTACGCCACCCGATACGAGCTTTGTAATAGTAAATCATCTGTCCTTTATCCTCACTCATATCTGTCTAGTTTCTTTTTAAGTTCTTTACAAGAGATGTATTCCCTCCTTAATATATACCCTGACATAATCAATACTAATAGTATTACTATCATCTCTCTTTGGTGTTAAAGGTTATAGTTAAAGAAGGGGGGCAATGCCCCCCTACTATTATTTAACAGAAAAATGGAAATTAAAAAGGTAAATCAGTGTCGCTATCATTTACAGCTGCTGCGCGTGGTTTCATCTCACCTTGCAACTGGATGTACTTGCCACCATCACGCTTGTCTTTGATCTCTAGGTTTACCCAACCCTTGTCGTTTTTAGCGTTTGATAATACTTCAAAATCTTGTGGGCCTAATGCCACCTTAACGATTTCACCATACTTGGTGGTTACTACGTTTGTCTTTCCAACGAATACTTTGTCGCTCATCTTAATTTAATTTAGTTACTTGTTATTAATTCTTTCAAATGATTGTACCTTCCTTCCAGGTACACATACTTCTCATACAGTGTATTAATCTTAGATGTTACAGCCTCCTCCGAGAAGTCCTCATAGGTAGCAATAAAATCAATACACTTTTGGAAATACATCTCATATCTTCTGTCAGCTAACCTAGCCTTATGACCATCCATATAAGAGGATACTCCCTTCACATCGGTGTTGGTAATACGTGAGATTTCTCTCACACCAAATCCGTAGTAGGCAAGTACAGCACAAGACAATGCTCGTACCAATACTATGTCCTTTGTCTTCTTCGATCCTACGATATCTGCTATGCTCTTTCCAGAGACAGAGGCGCAAGCGTGTAGGATTACATTCTCTTGATTGTTAAAGTTCGCCATAACGTACATTATAAGGGTTAAATTCTTGGTTGAGGAAAAGCTCCTCGTATAGTTTAACGGATGTATCAAATTGCTGAGAGCCACTGAACAGAAACTCATCACTCGCTTTGAATATCCCTACCTCGTAAGGAAACTCTTTCTCTACCACCAAGAAATAAAATTCATCCACTCCAAAGATTTGACTGTAAAGATAAGCTTGTTGGTTATACATCATCCACCTTGCACTCTTCTTAAAATCCTCAAGAGATTTAGCAGTGGTCTTTAAGTCTACGAGGTAAGTAGTATCACCATCAAAGACTAAAGCATCTGCCTTTCCCTTGAACTTTAATTTAGCAAAGGTAGGAGTAATGTGCTCCATAATTCCTGGGACTTCAGCATCGAACCTTAGCCCCATTAATTCATCTACCTCATCAAGTCTCATAAGCTTGTCAAACATATTGTGAACTGTATCGTAATCCTTCTTAGGGAGTACAAGTTTATCACTATGCTCTAGCTTAAATTCCTTATAGTCATTTCCTCTTCGTGTTCCGTTCCACAAGACAGTGTTATCTATGCCTTCAAGAAATAAAGAATGAAGGGCTGTACCCACATCAAAGAAGGAAGCTGAAGGATAAGACCACTTTCCTTGTCTCATTAAATGAAACTTAGTTGGTGATTGTCTTAGTAGCTTTAGCATACTGTTAGACAAATACTCTTTGTCAGCGTAGTACGCCTCATCATCCTTAAATTTCTCTAGTGCATCCATTATAACATATCTTCTAAAGCGTAAATCAAATCTCCTAGGGAGTGACGATCAATGGTCATTATAAAGACAGTCTCTCCGTAGAGCTTCTGCCAAACACGAATATCGTCTCTGTCCTCTTTTTTCTCAAACACGATTTCAAATCCCTCGCCATTCTTAAGACTAAGTTCTTTGACTTCTTTGTCTGAATACTCCTCTGGATTAAAATCCATTAAGCAGATAAGATTTCTTTCTTAATCTTCGCAGTAACCTTGTACCCTGAGAGTGCATTCTCTACTGCTGATTTCTTACCATCTTTAACAGCCTCAATCATACGAGACTTCACATCATCGGTAAGTTCCTTTAGCGAAGGAGTCGCCGTAGCCGTAGCTTTAGGTTGAGCCTTCGGCGTTGAGTTCTGCTTTGCGATAGCAATCGCCACCTCGTTTGAAGATGCAATAGAAGTGTCAATACCAATACCAAGGTTAGCCAATGCACGACCCCAAGCACTTGTCTCACAATTCTCAACATAGCTTGTCTTGTTAATGTAGCTTGAAGACTTATCCTCTTGGGCAAATCCAGAAGAGATAACCATACCATCTGCGTTACAGATTGTCGCTCTAATCACACACGAATTCTCATCAAGGTGTACCATCTCTGTAGACAGTGACCATCCCTTGTAGTCTTCCGAGAAACGGAAATACTTAATTCTCTCATTGACCTCAACATACTCTTTACCCTTGATGTTTGTGGTCTTAAATTGATACTTACTCATAGTTAATTATTTAAAGTTACACTGCTAATATAATACATTACAACACTATTCTAACACTTCCTCTGCTTTCATTATCAACAAGTTATTAACTTGCTCTCTAGATAAACCACTAGTTCTCACTGCGTTATCTATGTCTGTGACAAACCTCTCTCTGGAAATCTTACTATGCTCAAAGATAGATTTAAAGACCGATGCCCATTGCTCTAAGGAGTCTATGGTGTAGGGGTCTCTTACATCAAGCAAGGATCGAACGTTCTTATTGGCGTGGATTATCGTAGCGTGATTCTTCTCTGCCAACCATCCGATTGTGTTGTACTTCATCTTGTACTTCTGTCTAAGAATAAAGAAAAGACATTGTCTCGCTGTAACTACGCTCTGTATCCTGCTCTTTTCTGAGACGTTGATACCTGTCCTCATCTGATAGACTTTGACTAGTTGACTGTACTTGGCTTTCGTAACTATTCCCAATCTCTCTACTTGTTTTAACTCTTTCATTTTCTTCTTTTATTATTCTTTTAAATTTTGTTCTTACTCTGTACTTTGCTAGGTTCAGTATGTGAGGTTCTACCTCGTGGTGTTCTGATACTTCCTTTACACTGCGCCCTTGTAGCATACACTCTTCTAAGAATATATGTTCTACGGGACTCTCTATGCGTTCTCTAAGTGTCTCCAACAATGTATCGTAACCTCCATACTCTTGGTCATAAGAAACGCAGTTAGCTTCGTACTTGTTGTAAGTACCATCTTGATCCTTACCAGAGGTATAGATTAAATCTGCCTCAAGCATTGTCTCAACTCTAATCTTCTTTCTGTATGGCTTCACAGCTGTGAGTATTCCGTAGCGTATACAACTCATCACTGTCGCTACAAGATGGCTCTCATCTTTAAACACATCACCATTTTTCTTGGTGTAGTTTATTATGTTCACTGCTGAGAAATACCTTGCATCGTTTACTGCCTCATCATTAAAGAATGTGTATCCATAGTGCTTGGCGCAGTAGTGTATGAATCTATTATTGCTTGGGAAGAATTCTTTTAATTTGCTTTCTGTTAGCTTCATAGGTATTATAATATATATTAATATAATAATAATAAATAATAATTGTATAATAGTATTATAGAGAATCCCCCTAAAGGGGATTCTAATATAATAATTATACTAATATAGTAATTATACTATTATGGTAAGGTGTTTAGAGGGATAATATTACTTCCCTACAAAGCTCTTGTGGTATCTTACTCCTCTCGTAATTACCTTTTAATCCTTGAGTACCTGTACTTGATCCTCGTGGTGCAGAAACGTGGCAAGGGTCTCCGTTCTTGCACATTCCTCTAGGCAACCATTTGTTATTGTTTGTCCAAATATCTGTAGGCTTCATCCTGGAATCTCCGTACTGACAATAAGTAACTGTCCGTCTAAAGGAGTGAGGCATAAAATCCATCTTACGCAACATACCCCTAGGATTCTCTATGTAGTAGTAGAGTCTTGGATTATGCCAAGTGTAGTGTTGAATAATCTCTAAGGTCTTCTTAACTATATTCATACCCTTGATTGCATTCTCTGTCTTAGGCGTTCGGTCTTTGTTCCAATGCCTACCAATACTCGCAACACTAAAGGATGTGCAAGGTGGTGATGCCCATATCATATCGGGGATGAATGGCACTTTCATATAATCAAAGTCCATTATATCTGTAACGTAATCGATGCCTTCAAAGGCTTCTATATCTACAGAGAAAACCTCGTGCCCCAAAGCCTCAGCTTCCTTTCCTATACTGCGTGATCCCGCAAACAATTCTAATATCTTCATAACTCGTGTATGTATTTATCGTAAAAAGAACTGTAGCTTCTCATCATTACCACCCAGTCCTTAAGTGTAATCTCTTCTTCGCAAAGCTCTTGAGCTAAGTCTCTTGCTCTTGGGTCAAACATATTGTAAGCCCCTATCTCTTGTACTCGTAAGTACGCTATAAATTTTTCTTTCATCATATTGTATTGTTTTACATTTGACATTCCAACACCCATAACTCGTATAGGTATTCATCATCAAGGTGAGTATTCTGTGGGTTATTTGTTTCGTTTAAATCCATCTGTTCCGTCAAAAATTAGTGTGAATATTGCTATCGTAATAAACCAAGCGACTACAAGGCATATTACATCAAGTAAGAATACCATTAGTATTTAATTAGTTTTAGTCTACGTTCATACTTTCGGATAAGCGTAGCACAATTAACCATATAGCTCGTTGTGTTATCAGTCCATCCTACATTTGTACTCTGCATTGTGGTGTTTATTATCTCCCAATGCAAGTCCCTTATCGTACTCTGTAAGTAAGATATGTGTCTTCTTTTCCTTATTGCTTTTCTCACGACCAAGAGTATTTAGTTCCAGCATAAAAGTCTTCTTGACCTTCAACTAAGCTATCATCATCTTTGTAATAAGCTGAGTAGCATAAAGATTCTTTGTCTTCTTTATAATATATCTCTCGACCATTCTCTTCATCGACAAGTAAACCCTCTTCTTCTAACCATTGAGTGTTTCCGTTATCGTGCTTTATATATACACCATAAGATTGACTTTCCTCTTCTCCCTCTATTTGAAAGGAAAGGTGGGAATACTTATCAAGCATCACATCTATTATAGGCGAGGGAAACGCCCAAGCCGTAGATATATGAAAGGTGTGGTAGTTTGTACCCTCTCCATTCTCGTCATCTACATTCGCATTCCACTTGGTTCCCCAATTAGTAACATTCCAATCGTACCAATTAGGTACACCTTTTTCTTCACATTCCTTCCTTTCTTTTTCCCCCAAGTTGTCTTTAAATATATTGTCGGGCTGAGGTATGAAATGATTAAAGTCAAAGTTTGAACCTTCCGTATCAAACTCCTTTGAACCTTTTACATTTTGTACAAACTCTTGTACATCTTTTTCTTTTCCCTCTACTTCTAAAGAGAAATAAAACCAATTAGGCATATCGTTATTATTTTAAGTTACTTTTTATTGCTAAATCATTCAAGAAATTCTGAATCTCTCGTACTCTATCGTAGTCCTCAATTATAGATGAAGACCATTGGTCAGCCATTGCCTTCGCAATACCCTCAAAGGTTTTACTTCTAAGTGTTCTTCTTTCTTCGGGAGTCTTCGCTTTTGATAGTGCATCGTAATACCATTTCGCTTGACGCTTAGTCTTACCATTCTTGTCGATCCATTCTTTCATTTCTCCTTTACCTACTAACTTTGTGTGTACAAGGTCGGGCAAGTTCTTTGTCCAAAGGCAAGTCTTCTTAGAGGCTTCATCTCCAAACTGATAGGGTTGAATAATTTGGTCGGGCTTTCGTATCTGCGTTGAGATAACACTGACTGGATTTTCTATAGCTATATAGTCTATAGGTGCTTCCATTAGTTTACGAACAAAGTGTAAAGCTCTGTTTCTATCTAACCAACGCCTTTCGTTCTTAGTGCCATCCTTGTTGTACAACCATCGTGCACCACTAACGGCTAAATATGTACAAGGTGGGTGTGCAATCATCAAGTCCCATTCTCTACTCTCATCGTATGCCACTTCTAAGGCATCTCCCTTGATGTGCCACTCAGGATTTCCACCACTGCTGTCTAATAAATCACAGCTGTAAGCGTTGTGTCCTAGTGCTCTAAATTGTTTTGTTACCGCTTGAGATTCCTCACAAGCAACTAATACATTAAGTGTCATAACTTACTATTTAATAATTGATTATGTGCTTCTTTTAATTGTTCTAATGCTTCCCTAGTTCCCTTGTACTTATAAGACAAACTTTGGTACTCTGCTCTCGCAGTATCTACCTTATCCTTAAGTAGTTGTAAATCGTTACATCTTGTCTCGTGTATAGATACAAATCTATCGAGCTTCTGTAGCAAGGCAACCATCTCTTTACTATCCTCAAAGAGCTTGGATATTTCAACAAACTCTCCGAGGATAGAATACAATAAACTAAGGTCTGCTTTGATGATTAAATCATCTGCCGTTCTCTGCATATTACTCTTGTAATTTATGGGCTAGGCTGTTGGTATACTTACAACCGCTACAAGTTATGCTTACAATTTTCTCTGGGATCATTGCAGTGTAACGCTTTCGGTTATTGTCCCATACCGTGAGTACCTTTGGACTACTAACTCCCGTTCCCTTTGTGAATTTATGGACTCCAAATCGTCCATTTATCTTTGTGGTAGTTCCATCTTTCTTGATGTATTCTGCACCAAAGATTTTACCACTGCTTTTTAACTCTTCTACGAGTTGATTTAAAATTTTTGCTTTCATTTTATGTATTGTTTTAAAGTTTCTAATTTAACAAGCACACCACGCACTACCTAAATAGGTCGTTGTTGTCATTTTTATTACATAGAGTACACGCTTTTCTCCGTTGTCCATAACCCAATCTGTAAACTCATTTTCTTTTAGCTTGTAAGTTTTGTCTACAAATTCGTGGCACGTATCAAACCAACCGCTGTATGGATCATTCCCAAATCCGCTTCCGATAATTTTTACAGATGCTTCCTTAGCCGTTGTCGCTTCTACTGTCATTGTTTCTAATGTTGCTCCCATTTTAATTGTTGTTTAGTTATTTATATTATCTTCTTTTCTTTCTACAACGATTGCTATATTAACAGCACCGCTATCTTTATAAACCTTTCTAGCTTGTCGCGCTTCTTGTAGGTTACTGAATTGGAAAGGAGCTACTATTTCTTTGCCCTCTTTTGTATAGATTACTCTGTAGGTTAGCATAGTTATTTATTTTACAGAAAATACGTGGTTGAATTCCAACATAGTTTTCTTGGTTACTGAATTGTCTTTGTTTGCTTCTATCAACAAATCTGCGATAGCATCTGCAACAAAGAATAATGTGTCTTGGTCAAGCGTATCCTTATATAAGAATCCACTCTCGTTTGCGATTAGTGCTAATTTCTTAGCGAATTGATTGGTTGTCATAATGAATATATTTAGTTATTGTTTATGATTAATGGTTGTTAATGTTTGTGGTATAAAACTGTCTCTTCTGTCCAACAAGCTCTACAATCTCGGCACTCATTATCTTGATTAGGAGCGGGGCATTCTCTGCCTTGTAAATCCTGGTTTTTATCGATAACCCCCGAAGCATAACCCGTAATCTTATGGTTGGGTTGAGCGTCATTCATATGGGCTGAAATTCTTACAGTTAAGTTAGGTGCAAACTGATACAACTTCTGCCATAATCGTACAATCTTTATCTCTCTAGTTGGTAACCAAAACTGTACGTGAGGTAACGCTAAAGCAATGTTATTTATAGCAGTTAAATGGTTCATATTTTGCAAATCACCGCTATCGTGCCATCTAAAATAATCCTTATCTCCCTTGCGAAATTTATCTATAAAGATTGTCATATTTTTCTCCCATAAATCTGTATCTTCCATAAGAGAATTATAACGCTTATAAAGGGCACGTTCTACGTTAGGAAATCTATACATTCCTTTTAACGCATAACATCCACTACACGTACTATTTTCTACACTAACTAAACGACTACCAACATTACATTCTTTGGCAGGTATTGAATAGCTTGAGCAAGGCATTTTACTTGGGGCTGATAGACTACCAACCGCCTCTTTAAGTTCTTTTAATTTCATAATTTCTAGTCTTGTATGTTTGTAATTTCTGTCTTAGTAATTGATACTTTTTTCCAATCACTATTATGGTCTGTTACGTTACAATAAATCCAGTCGTGAAGTAACTCTGAATCGTTATATGTTCGTGAATCTATGCTTTGATTAATTGTCAATTTAATCGTAACTTCTGCGTACAAATCTGCTCTTTCCATTTGTATTATTTTTACTTAGTTCTAGTTATTATCTTTCTTATTAACATATGCAATATACGAAAATGCACTCACATAAAAAAATAAAGTTTAAGCGTAAAAAAGGGGACAATTAAGTCCCCCTTTATTGTTAGATTTCCCATAACATTATTGTGCCAGGATCATTCCACTCAGCGTACCATCCTCTCTTCCCTAAGAAGTCAATCATTGTGGTTCTTACACCCAATTCATAGCCCTTACTCATTGGATAATAATCGAAGTAAAATTCGTTATCGGGTTCTTCGGCTGATATCCAAATACCTCCTTTACTACCGTCAAATTCCTCAGTGTTTCCTCTGACAATTACACCCTTCTTTTCTAGGTTTTTAATCAATGTTTCTCTTTCCATTTTATTTAGTGTTTAGTTGTTCAAGTTCTGTTAAGTATTCTATATAGGTTTCTTTGAAGATTCTTAAATCTCTTAAGCTATGCGTTGTAAAAGCATCTACCCTAAAATCGTCATCTTCTATGATGGCTGTCTGTACAAAGGTCAGTGTATTAATTGTCTCATTAATCATACTGATTAGTTCTAATTTATTTTCCATTTCTCTGTGTTATTAAATTATTGATATCTGTTATTTAAATCTGCTATTCTTTGTGATTTAGCTGTAGGCATTCTTATGCTCTGCTTCCAGTTATTATGGTACGCTCTGTCCGCTCTTCTCTGTTCTTTCTGCTCATTAGTTAATCGTACATAGGTTGATGGTCTCTTTGTTATGCTATTTGGTGTTCTATTGTACTCTCTAGTATATTCCTCTGTACTAATTATTTCTATTTCAAATTTCATATAATCCTGGATTGATTGTTAAATAAAAAGGAAAAGGGCTGTACAATTACTTGCACAACCCTTGTTGGATCAACTAAAATACATTTCCAATTCCTCATCGAAATGGTTGTCTAGAATGTACTGAAGCTCTGCACTATGGTCTTCCCAAGCATTGTAAATTCCTACTGATGGAAATCCCATAATGAATTGTTGGTCTATTGTCTTACAATTTACCTCGTAGTTGTCAACTAAGAACACCCTCTCATCGTCAACAAACTCTTTCTTTATTAGCTTATGGTGTGTATTTGCTGATACAATGGTTTCGTTCATTAGTGTAGCTTCAATATGTTTAAGGTTGTCAAATAAAGTACCCTCGTGTATGAGAGTAAACGTACCGTTCTCTGTCTTGTAATCTGTGGTTGATTTGTAAATAATTTTCATAATTCTCTGTTCTGTTTGTTTGTGTTTTAGTGTTCTATGTTCTTCTGTTCTATTGTGTTCTGCTCTGTTCTTTTATCTTACAAGTAATGCAAGACTAAAGGACTGCAAACCACAGCTAATAATATAATGATTAGAATAAAATCTGTTAAGTCTTGTTTGTATTGATTGTGCATTTTTCTAAATATTAATTTTACAATGAAACCAGAAAAGAGGGGACGGTTTCCCACCCCCTCGCTGTTGATTAATTTGCGGGAAGAACCCAATCTAAGTCCGTTGTTTTTTCAACAATCTTTACCGCTTTTATTTCCTTGTCCCATCGTTCGGCAATGTGCTTTTTTATACCTTCTAATTTTATAAGGGCTTCCTCAGTTATTGTAAAATCATTACCCGCTACATTTACCGAACCTTTGTCAATTAATTGGTCAATTGCTTGAGACATTAATTTGTGAGCAATGTAACCAAAAATTTGGCTTTCCGTTGCTTCGTTTCCTCTTTCGTTTACTACTTTGAATTTTGACATTTTTCTATTGTTTAATTGTTAATTGTTTACGCTTCTAAAATTAAATTCATTATATTGAGCAAAGTACGCATTTCCGATTTTTTATCCTCAATAATAATTTGATCCATTGTGCCTACATAGCTTTTGTTGCTTGTATACTCGATAGATGCTTTTCTGTCAAGTATTTCCTTACCTAAATAGGTTAAGGCTTCCTCTTTTTTTGTCATTTCAATTCTGTTTTCGTTGTTCATCTTGTTGTTGTTTTTATGGTTATTAACTTCGTTAAATATACGGGTTACCGCACACCTACGCAAATTATAAGAGACTTATTTTAAACTTTTTTTTAGTCAAATTTTCCGTAGAGCGATCCGACAAGCAGTGACCGACCAAATGAGCCCTGGTTTTAACCCAAGCCTCTCGGAGCGGGGGGAAGGTTTTTAACCCAATCAAAGAATCCCAAGTAGAACATTCTCACCTCTTATTATAATAGGTACTATTATTATAATAGTCTTACTTTACACTTATACTATTATAATAATACTTTTACTATGGGAGTAAAAGTATTATAATTAGTTTATTATAATAAGGGGGTTTAGGGGAGGGGGATTAATGAAAGATGCTCAACATTCAATATTGTATATTCTCATAGAAGACGTTTAAAGAGCTTATTTAAGCGTGTCTATACAATCATATTAAAAAGATAAGATATGTCATTAGAAGAACTCCTAAATGGCTTGTGTAGGGTATCCTCACCTAAGGGAGAACTCAGAGCTGCAATGTTTGCTTTTCATAACGATATGGTAGGTGAGAGTATTTACTTCCCAAGGGCACAGAATCCGAAGACTGCTTGTGGCAGTTGTATCCAGAATACGAAGGTTGCTATATTCAAGTGGTATCACTTTGATAAGGATGCTCCGAAGTTTGACAGTTTAGTTTTTAAGGAGAGATTTGGAATGCATAAAATACCGTTATATGGCCTCAAAGAGAAATAGTCAAGGAAGGATAGTTAAGGGTCGCGGTAGCGAACTAACAGACCTTCAGTCCGAGTTCCTTGAGAAGATTAGGGATGAGGGGATGGATGCCTCTTCTAAGGTGGCTAGGGATTTAGGATATACGAATTACTATCGTGATCGTAGGACTACAGGTACAGCCTTTCATAAGGAGCTTATGGCGATAGCTAATGCGGAGATGAAGAGCATTGAAGCAGCGAAGGGAACAAACCTTACGGCATTGATTCGTATTCGTGATATGGCATTGGCCAATAGCGATATGAAGGTTGCTATGGAGTCCATAAAGATTATCAACGATATGCAAGGGTATAAGGCTCCGACTAAGGTCGAGCAGACGAAGATTGATATCACAGCTACGATAGACTTAACTGAGCCTACTGAGGAACAAGACTATTTGGATATAGATGCAGATTAAGTTATACAAACCTACTGAGCCGCAGAAGGACTTTCACAAGCTCGTTCATAAGGACGCTCCGTTTATTAGTTGTTTAGTTGCGGGGAGACAGACGGGGAAGACTTTCTTTATGCAAAACGACTGTGTGATGAGGGCATTGAACAACCCTAAACACCGAATGTTCTGGGTATCTCCAATACAAGATCAGGCCAATAAGGTGATGAAGGATATTGAGGGGATGTTTAGCAGCCACCAAGATTTATGGAACAAGATAATCAAAAGGTATGACCGTAAATCGAATGAGATGTATTTTTACAATGGTTCATTTATTAAGTTTCGCTCTGCTGACAGTGGGGATAATCTTCGTGGTGCCACATTGGATTATATATACTTGGATGAGGCGGCATATATGAAGCTTGACTTTATCAATGAGGTGCTGTTGCCTATGGTTACTAGAACCGGGGGTAAGGTCTGTGCAGCATCTACCTTTAACGGGCCGAATTGGTTTTACGAGTGGTACAAAGAGGGGCAGGTAGAGGAGAACAGTAATCAGATAAAAAGCATCAAGCGTACCTACCTTGACTTAAGTGATGAGAATGTAGAGAAGACGGTGCTAGGGATTAAGAAGAGTATGACCAAGTCTCAGTTTGACCAGGAGTTCTTATGCAAGCCTGTAAGTGCAAATGCTTTGTTTAGCAATGTTGATGAGGCTGTTTTCACGGATATAGACAAAAGATGTGAGAGGATTTACATTGGGATGGATATTGGGGTAGCGCAGGATTATACGGTGCTTACAGCGATAACAGAAGACTACAGAGTCATCTCGATAGACAGGTTTAACTTTAAGGAGGAGAATATGGACTCGGAAGAGTTTAGAAACCGAATTAAGGAGTTTTATCTGCACCACGACAAGGATGGATTGCTTGCTGCGGCTTACTTTGAGGTGAATAACAACGACTTACTCTTCGATGACCTTTCTGAGGATGACAGGCTGTATAAACTCATACCTTTTCACACCACAAGCAAGAGTAAACCAGAAATAGTTCGTAACTTGATAAAATTATTCGAGGACAAACTAATTAAAATACCAAACGACACACTGCTCGTAAAGGAGCTGTACGACTTCAAGAGTAAGCGCAATCCTATCACGGGAAACTTGCAATTCTCAAATACTGAGGGCAAGCACGATGATATGGTGATGAGCTTGGCAATTGCAGCGTATTGTGCCTTTGAGGAACAAGACGGGGGTGTAACTATGTTTCTATGATAGATTTTAAGACCCATATAGAGCTTTCTAAGGACATTGGGGGATTAAATGGTAGCTCAGGATATCTAGAGAATTTAAACGCTTTAGAGAAGCTTGAAATAAGCAGGGATATTGAGACTACTTACCCTATAGAAAACAGAAGTGAATTATCTGACTACATAAAAAACACTTTTTCAGTAACGGATAACGTAAACGAGTGTGTGTTGGGTCAGTTTATTATGCTTGAGCAGATAGTCACAGGAAAGACGAAGTTTGCTAGGGATTACGAAAGGGACTTGACATTCGCTAAACTAATTCTCAGACCTAAACACCACAAGGAGTTTGACAATGAAAATCCAGAGGATGAGATAGAAAACGAAAAGATGATAATGTCCTCACCCGTTCAAGACATCTACAATGCCATAAACAAGTACCTGGACGATAGAGATTATGTTTTGTTTAAGCAATTCGCTGGAGTCTTCTACGAAGTTAAGGATGAAGAGGAAGAAGAGGTAGAGGAAGAGCAAGAAGAAGAAAGAACCTCAGAAAACCTCTTTCGTCAGCAGTGGTATTGGTATTCAATAGTAAGGACACTAGCCAAGGAGGACATCACTAGATACGATGAAATATATATGCTTAAAATGTCTACTGTACTGCCAGAGATGTCTTATTTAGCTCAGAAAGACAAGATAGATGGCGCGAACAGAAGAAGGGAACAAGCAATGAATAAATTGTAAATTTTAAAAACGCTAATATGAACAATCTTTCCGATTTTTATCATTTGATAAAAGAATTCTG